CGCGGGGGATTTCGCGTCCCGCATGATCTCAGCGTTCAAAGGGAGATGACGATGTTCGAACAACTGACCGCCGCCGCCGTGCGGATCGACTCGTGGTTCAACGCGCTCACGAAGGTGGGCCTGGACTACAACAAGACGGCCTTCCAGTTCGCGCGGGCCGGGCGCATCGACGACGCGACGCTCGAAGGGCTCTACAACGAAGACCCCTTCGCGGCGCGCATCTGCGACGCGTTCCCCGAGGAGGCCACCCGCCAGGGCTTCACGCTCAAGCTCGGGTGCGCGGAGCACGAGACCGCCCTGATGGCCCGGCTCGATGCGCTCGGGGCCGTCGAGAAGCTCAAGGAGGCGTGGACGTGGGCGCGCGTGTTCGGGGGCGCGGTCGTGTTCGTCGGCGCCGACGATGGGCTCGACGCGCGGCTCCCGCTCGACGAGTCGCGCATCCGCAGCATCCGGTTCCTGACCGTGCTCGATCGCCGCGACCTTCAGCCGCAGACCTGGTACCTCGATCCGCTCAACCCGCGCTTCGGTTCGCCCGAGACCTACACGTTCACGGTGTCGGGCGGCGGGGGCGGCACGGACAGCCGCACCGTCCACCAGTCGCGGCTCATCCGCTTCGACGGGGCGCTCGTCACGCGGCGCGAGCGCATTCGAAACAACTGGTGGGGCGGCTCCGAGCTCAACCGGGTGTTCATCGCCCTTCAGCAGTTCAACGGGGCCTTCGCCAGCAGCGCGACGCTCTTGCAGGAGGCGTCGCAGGGCGTGCTCTCCATCAAGAACCTGTACCGGCTGCTCGTGCAGGACAAAGACGACACGCTCAAGAAGCGCTTCGAGGCGATGGACATGGCGCGGAGCATCGGTCGCTCGGTGCTCATCGACGCCGACGGCGAGAAGTACGAGCGCATCGAGTCGTCGGCGTTCTCGGGCCTCCCCGACACGGTCGACCGCTTCATGTTCATGCTGGCCGGAGCCTCGCGCATCCCGGTCACGATCCTCATGGGGCAGGCTCCCGCGGGCCTGAACGCCACCGGGGACTCGGACATCCGCACCTTCTACGACCGCGTGCGGACGGCGCAGACGACCACGCTCAAGCCGCGTCTCCTGCGCCTCGTGCGCCTCTTCCTGCTCGCACAGGACGGCCCGACGCAGGGCCAGCTCCCGGCGACGACCGACGTGGAGTTCAACCCGCTCTACCAGATGACCCCGAAAGAGCAGGCGGAGCTCCGCAAGCTCGTCGCGGACACCGACGGCGTGAACATCGACAAGGGCATCGTCACGGCCGAAGAGGTGGCGATCAACCGCTTCCGGCCGGGCGGGTGGTCGATGGAGACCGTGATCGACCTCGACGCGCGACGGGCCGTGCAGGAGGCGGATGCGTCGTCGGCGGCCGAGAGCGACGGCGCCCACGAGGACATCGCGGCCGTCATCGCGAAGGTGGCCGCGCGCGAACTCCCGCGGGCCTCGGGCGTCGCGCTGCTGGTGTCGTCGCTCGGGCTGTCGCCCGAGGAAGCCGAGGCGGTCATGGGCGAGACGGGCCGCTCGTTCTTCACCGCCCCCGAGCCGGGGCACGCGGCCGAGATGGAGGCCCTGCGCGCCGAGAACAAGGCACTGAAGGCGTCCAACGAGGGGCACAAGGCGTACACGGCAAGGGTCATTCAGCGGGCGAAAGAGGGCGGGCTCGAACTGGGAGCGTTCACCTCGCAGAAGCCGACCGAGACCGAAGAGGGCGATGTGCTCGAAGAGGGCGACGTGGTGGCGGTGCCGAATGACCAGGGCGCACAGAAGGACGGTGCGTGATGATCGACGTGAAGTACACCCCCGAGCGTCGGGCGGCCTTCGCGCGGGTGGTGCGAGCTGCTCGGTCGCTCGTGCGCACGGTGGATGAGTTCGGCGAGGATGATTTCTCGGCGGTCTCGGAACGGCACGTCGAGCTCATCAACGCCCTCGACGCGGAAGCACGCACCTGGGATGAAGGCCCCGACGCCCCGCCCGTTGCTCTGGAGGTCGAAACCGTCGAGCCGCCGACCCGCGAACGCGTCACGAGGCACGGGTGACCACGCTCGTCGAGCAGCTCCGCGCCCGTCGCCGGGTGACCGCCGCGGCGCGCCCCCGACGCCCCGCGAAGCTCCCGCCCATCGAGGCGCCACCGGCCGCGGTCGCCACGTACACGGCCGCGCTCGTCGCGCTCACCCGAGAGCTCGACGACGCCATCGCGCGCGAGCTCGCGCCGCTCGACGTGCGCGTCGATGCCGCCGACGGCGACCCCCCGAGCTACACCCCCGCGCAGGTGTCGCGCGTCCGGTCGCGGCTCCTGGGTGTCGTCGAGCGGCTCATCGCGAGTCAGGGCCTCGCGCGCATCGTCGGGACCGTCGCCGACCGCACCGTCACCCGCACGAGGGCGCAGTGGCTCGCGCAGGTGAAGGCCCTCGGGATCGACCTCTCGACGGACGTCGACACGGCCGCCGCGATCAAGGCGTTCCGCCGCGAGAACGTGAAGCTCATTCGCTCGATGTTCACCTACAAGGTTCAGCAGGTTCACAGGATCTTGCGCGAGGCGGGTGCAGGAACGCGCGTCGAGACGATCGCGAAGCGCCTCCGCGAGACGACCGACGCCTCGCCCGCGAAGGCCGCGCTCTTGGCCCGTGACCAGGTGCTCAAGCTCAACGCGCAGGTGACGGCAGACAGGCACCGCGCGGCGGGCATCACGGAGTACATCTGGCGCTCGTCGCGCGACGAACGCGTGCGCAAGCGTCACAAGCAGCTCGACGGAACACGCCACGCCTACGACGATCCGCCCGTGGTCGATCCCGTGTCGGGCCGCCGCGCGAACCCGGGCGAGGACTACCAGTGTCGATGCACGGCAGAGCCCGTGATCCCCGGCTTCGACGACTGAGGCGCGCGGCTTCGTGCCAGCATCGTGCCACGATCCCATAGCGTCGCGCCGCACCCTCCCCGCACTCTAGACGCGCATGACGCGCGTCGTCCGCACCGACTTCACCGGCACCTTCCGCAAGGTCGAAGAGACCGAGCAGGGTGGCGTTCGGATGCCTGCGGCCCTGACGCGCGTAGGAGTGTTCCGCTACCGCGACGCGCAGGGGCGCGAGTGGGGGGAGCTGCGACCGCCTGAAGAGGTGTTCGCGCCCGCTTCGCTCGACACCCTCCGCGCCGCGCCCGTGGTCGATCTCCACCCCGACAAGCCCGTCACGTCCCAGAACTACCGCGCGCTCAACCTCGGCCACGTCCACGACGACGTGACCGCCGACCCGGCCTCGGGCCTCGTGGTGGCGACGGTCACCGTGCAGGACGCCGACGAAGTGCGGCTCATCCTCGCGGGTGACCGCAAGGAGGTCTCGTGCGGGTACAGCGCGCGCGTCGAGCCGACGGCGGGCGTCTGGGAGGGGGAGAAGTACGACGGGGTTCAACGGGACATTCGGTACAACCACGTGGGCCTCGGTCCCGAGGGGTGGGGCCGCGCGGGCTCGGAAGTGTCTCTGCGCCTCGACGGCGCGGCTGTGCAGGTGCGGGGTGACGCCGCGCCGAAGGGGAAAGACGACGCGATGAAGGTGCTGAAGGTCCGAGGGCGCGAGTACAAGCTCGACGCCGAGAACGAGGTCGCCGCCGCGCAGGGCGAGGTGACCGCCATGGAGAAGAAGAGCGACGCCGACATGGCCGAGCTCACCGCGGTCAAGGCCGCGCTCATGGACGCCTTGCAGAAGGTCGCCGCGCTCGAAGCCAAGCAGACCGCCGCCGCGGCCGCGGGTGGCGCTGCGGTCACCGAAGAGCAGGTGCCCGACGAGGTGGCTGACTCGATCGCGAACAAGCGCATCGAGCTGCGCGCCCGCGCCCGCCGCGTGCTCGGGGAGACCGACACCGACGGCAAGCCGCCCAAGCTCGACGGACTCTCCGCCAAGGAGATCCGTCGCCGCGTCGTCGCCAAGGCGATGCCGACCACGAAGCTCGACGGGCTCTCCGACGAGACCCTCACGGGCATGTTCCTCGCGGTGACGAACGAGGGCGCGCAGGCCACGCGCAACGACGCGCTGGCCGAGGCCCACCGCGCCGCGCACCCCATCACCGAGCGCACCGACGGCGACGACGACGGCGACCTCGATCCGCGCGCCGCCCTCGCGCGTCGCACCGGCCGCAACTTCGAACGCCGCCTTGAAGGCGGGGAGAGTGAGGTGTCCCGATGAGCGGGCCCGTCCAGACCAGCTACAGCTTCGCGCCCGCGCAGGGCCTCCCCGGGATGCGCGCGGGCTACCGCCCCGGGGCCTTCGCCCTGACCATGATCGCGTTCGCCGCGCTCACGCCGGGGCGCATCTACTTCAAGGGCCCCGCGAGCGGCAACGCCGCGGGCGAGGTGGGGCCGATCGAGCCCGCCGCCGACGTCGACGCGATCATCGCCACGGGCGCGAGCTCGGGGTCGCAACAGGTGATCTCCGGGGTCTCGCTCGACGGCGTGATCGGCGCCGCGGAGATCTACCCCCCGCGCAACATCACGCTCACGTTCTCGTCGCACGCCAACTGGGACGCGACGACGGCCGTGGTGGCCGGGACCGACGAGAACGGCGTGGCGCAGACCGAGAACTTCACGATCCCCGACGGCGGCAACGCGACGGTCACGGGCGCGACGAAGTTCCGCACGGTCACCTCGATCACCATCCCGGCGCAGTCGGGCACCTCAGGGACGTTCACCGCGGGCGTCGGTTCGCTGCTCGGGGCGGCCGATCACTTCGTGGCGGGCATCGTCGAGCGCGACGTGACCCGCACGTCGGAGACCTACGCCGACGGCGAGCTCGTGCCGATCGGGCGCGAGGGCGAGTACTTCGTCACCTCCGAGACGGCCGTGAAGGACGGTGACCCCGTGTGGGTCCGCGTCGTCGCGGGCGCCGGGGAGTACCTCGGGGCCGTGCGCGCCACGCCCGATAGCAACGACTGCGTGCGCCTCAAGGGCGCGCGCTTCACCAGCACCAACAGCGCCGGGCTCTCGAAGCTCACGCTCAACCTCCCCGCGGGCTGACAGGACACCATGAAGGACCGCTTCAACCGCAAGATGACGCCCGCGCGCGAGCGCCGCGTCGACTCCATCTACGTCCCGAGCGCTCGCCAGGTCGCGCACCTGCTCGGGAGCAACGAACAGCTCCGCATGGACGCGTCGAGCGTCATCCACCTCGGGCGCCAGCTCGAAGAGCTCGACGCGGAGACCTACTGGGTCGAGTACCCCGAGTCCGAGGGCGTGAACATCCTCCCCATCAAGACGAACATCCACGTCGGGGCCGAGACGTACACGTACCAGATCCGCGACCGCGTCGGGGAGTTCGCCCCGAGCGCGAACCTGACGGACGACTCGCCGCCCCAGGACATCGCCGGGGGCGACGACACCTCGAAGCTCTACTCGTGGCGCGGTCACTACGCGTACTCGGTGCAGGATCTTCGGCGCGGCCAGATGGCCGGGGTCGGGATCGACAACGAGAAGGCCATGAGCGCCCGCGAGAACGCGGAGACGAAGCTCGATGAAGTGCTGGCCACCGGGTACAGCGCGCTCGGCATCACGGGCTTCTACAACAACGCCAACGTGTCGGCGGTGACGCCCGACGTGGGCGACTGGCACCTCGCGGCGACGGATGCCGATGAGATCGTGGGCGACTTGAACAAGGTCGTGCGCGCGGTCATCACCGACACCAAGGGCAAGGTGAAGCCCAACATGATCGTGCTCCCGCCGACGTGCTACGCGGCGGCGGACTCAAAGCGCCTCCCGAACACGGAGATCACGGCCCTCGACTTCTTCAAGAAGAAGAACCCGCAGATCCGCGTCGAGCAGTGGGCGCGCGGCGAGACCGCGGGCTCAGGCGGTGGGCGCCGCATCATGTGCGGCCGCGCGGATCGCCGCACCCTCGAAGGGCTCGTGCCGGTGCGCTGGGAGACCTTCCCCCCGGAGATCCGGGGTCTCACCTACCGCGTCGAGTGTCACCTCCGTGTGGGTGGCGTGATCTTCCGCTACCCCGGCGCGTGGCGCCGGATGGACGGGTGCTGAGATGAAGGTCAGGAACACCAGCAAGGTCAAGATCGACCACCTCGCGCCGGGCGACGAAGGCGACCTCACGGACAACCGCGCCACGCGGCTCCTGATCGCAGACGGGAGCCTGAAGGCCCTCGAAGCGCTCCCGTCCGAACCGCCCGCCCGCACGAAGGGCGTCACGGTCATCAACCGCACGGACCCCGACGGCCCCGACCTCGACGACGCGGTGCGGGAGATCGAGCGCCGCGGCGCGCGCATCGTCGAGCTCGAAGAACTCCTGCGCGAGCGCGACGCCCGGATCGCTGGGCTCGAAGAGGAGCTCGCGGCCCTCAAGGACAAGCCCACCAAGGGCCGCAACAAGGACTGACGCGCGATGGCCTGGACGGTCGCCACATTCAGAGCCAGGTGGGCGGAGTTCGAGCCGACCCCGGAGGCGACCGTTCAGGCCGTGCTCAACGAGGCCGCGCGCCAGCTCGACGCGCGACTCTTCGGCGACCGCTTCGATGACGCCGTGGGGCTCCTCGCGGCGCACAAGCTCTCCATCTCCCCGCGCGGGCAGACCGGCCGCAAGGAGAAGGGCGCTTCGACCGATCCGCTCGCGCAGACCACCTACGGCCTTGAGCTCATCACGATGATGCAGGGCGCCGCGGGTGGCCCGTGGGCGTGTGGGCTCGGGGTGGACGGTCGCCCGCTGTGAGCAAGGTCACCGTCAAAGACCAGGGATGGCGGGCGATGCTCGCGCGCGCGCGAGAGATCGCCGGGGGTCGCGGCGTGCGCGTCGGCATCCTCGCGGACGAACCGAAGCGCTCGCGCGAGCCTCAGGACTCGGGCCTCTCGCTCGTCGAGGTCGCGCTCATCCACGAGTTCGGCGCCCCGGCCGCAGGCATCCCGCAGAGGTCGTTTCTCCGCGCCGCGATCGACGAGCACGCGCCCGACATTCGACGGCTCATCCTCGCGGTGGCCGCGCGCGCGCTCGACGGCGCCATCACCCCCGCGCAGGCCCTTGACCAGATCGGCTCCAAGGTCGCCGGGTGGGTACAGACACGCATCGACCAGGGGATCGCCCCGCCGCTCAAGCCCGAGACGATCGCCCGCAAGGGCTCGTCGAAGCCGCTCGTGAACGTGGGCCAGCTCAAGGCCGCGATCACGTGGAAGGTGGGCGAGTAGATGGACCTCGCGACCATCGAGCCGGGCCTTCTCGACTGGGCCGCCGCCGTGACGGGCGTCGAGCGCGCGTGTGTGTGCTGGGAGAACCAACCGAGGCCGCGCGACAACGGCCGCCTCTGCCTGCTCTCGTGGGTAGACACGGGGAGCATGGGCACGGACGACGTCCGATGGGACTACGCCGAGAACGCCGACGCGCTGCAGGAGATGACGCCCACGGTGTCGGGCCCGCGCACGGCGGTGCTTCAACTCTCGGTGGAGTGCTTCGATCAGCGCTCCGGGTACACCGCGCGCGCCGCGCTCGAAGGGGCCCGCGCGCGCATCCAGGCGCCTTCGTCGCAGACGCGGCTCAAGGCCCTGGATCTCGGGTGCGCGTCCGTGGGCCCGGTGCTCAACGCCGACTACCCCGTCGATGACCACAACGTCTCGCGCTGCACCTGCGACGTGACCCTCAACGCCACCGGCCGCTTCACGGACACGGCCGGGCGGACCTCGTACATCGCGACCGTCGGCATCACCGCGACGGTCACACACCCCGACGACACCGACTCCGCCGCCACCCTCGGAGGCACGATTCCATGAGCGACTTTTTGGGCGAACTGGTCAACGTTTCCGTCACCCGCGAGACCCGCGCCGTCACGCGCGTGGGGTTCGGCATCCCCCTGATGCTCGCGTACTTCTCGCTCGCGTCGTGGGGCACCGCGCGTGTCCGCGCGTACGCCGACCTCGACGAGATGACCGCCGACGGCTTCGCGATCGACGACCCCGCCTACCGCATGGCGCAGAGCGCCTTCGCACAGGCGAACAGCCCCACTCAGGTGAAGATCGGGCGCCGCACGCGGGCCTACACGCAGGTCATCAGCCTCGTGCCGCCGAACCCGCCGACCGCGGCCGAGGTGTTCACGGTGAAGGTGGACGGACTCTCGGCGACCTACACCGCCGACGGGACGCCCACGCGGTCGGAGGCGTGCATCGGTCTCGCCGCGGCCGTCAACGCGCTCGGGGACGCCGACGCGATCGTCGCGACGGGTGCGAGCACGGCGGGCGAACAGACCCTCACAGGCTCGACGCTCGACGGCGTGGTGGGTGACGACCCGATGAACCCGCCCCGCGTGCTCACGATGACGTTCAACTCGCACGCCGACTGGGACGCCTCAACGGCCGTCGTGACGGGTCTCGGGCCGTCGGGCGAGGCGCAGACCGAGAACTTCACGATCCCCAACGGGGGCAACGCCACCGTGACGGGTACGAAGCGCTTCTCGCGCGTGACGCAGATCGTGATCCCCGCGCAGAGCGGCACCTCGGGCACCTTCACCGTCGGGACGCGCGCCCCGGTGACGGCCGCGAGCGCCGACACGAACAGCCGCGTCACGCTCACGTCGCCCGCGGGCGAGCTGCACAGCGTCGAGGTGACGAGCGGCACCCTCACGGTGACCGACACGACGACCGACCCGGGCATCGCCTCGGACCTCTCGGAGATCCTCGCGGCCGATGGTGATTGGTATGGTCTCGCGATCGACTCGAACAGCTCCGCGGAGATCCTCGCGACCGCCGCGTGGGTGGAGTCGCGTCGCAAGCTCTTCGTGGCGCAGACCGCCGACACGGGCGCGGCCGATGCGACGAGCACGACCGACGCCCTCTCCACGCTCCAGGCGACGAGCTACCTGCACAGCCCGGCGTGGTTCTACCCCGCCATCGCGACCGCCGACGGGTGGCTCGCCGCGGGCATCCTGGGGAACCGCCTCCCGGTCGATCCCGGCTCCGACAACTGGGCCTTCAAGACCATCGTGGGCGTGCGCGTGCTCGACGTGAGCACGTCGCAGCACAACGCCGTCGTGGCCAAGAACGGCAACACCTACGAGCTCGTCGGGGGCGTCGGGATCACCTGGGAGGGCAAGACCCCCCAGGGCGAGTGGATCGACGTGGTGCGGGGGATCGACTGGTTCCAGGCGCGGCTCAAGGAGCGGATCTTCGGGATTCAGGTGTCCGTCGAGAAGATCCCCTTCGACGACAACGGCATCGACATGATCCGCGGCGCCGTCCAGGCGCAGATCACCGAGGGGCAGCGCGTCCAGCTCTTCGCGACGACGCCCAAGCCGCGCATCACCACCCCGAGCGTGACGGCGGTCTCGGAGAGCGACCGGCGCAACCGCACGCTCCCGGGCGTGAGCTTCGAGGCCCGACTCGCGGGCGCCATCAACAAGGTCAACGTGCGCGGGCGCGTGGTCGCCTGAGCTGAGAGAGGGTCACCCCGATGACGACCGAACGGACGAAGACGCACAACCCCACGGAGATTTCGATCACCTTCGGGGACTACCCGATCAACAGCGGGAGGGCCGAAGAGTTCTGCGTGTCGGAGTACACGGAAGAGCTCTACACGATGGTCGCCGACGCGGAGGGCAACATCACGCGCGTCAAGAGCGCGAACCGCAGCGCGACGGTGAAGCTCAAGCTTATCCGCACCTCGGACGCGCACCAGACCCTCACGCAGCTCTACCTCGCGGCCAGCGAGTCGCGGAACGGCGAGGACATTGCGCCGCTCTACATCCGCGACCGCAACGGCGGGCTCGTCGAGCACGGCGAGGAGGCGTGGGTCAGCAAGGCCCCGCCGCTCGCGCACGGCAAGGCGCCGGGTGAGGTCGAGTGGGAGTTCATGGTCGCAAAGCTCATCCGAGACGTG